ATGGGATTTTCACGATGGGATTGGTGCGGTGCAATTGCAGACTGCAAAGGGTACATCTCCAGCGGATTTAATAAATATCAATAATGGTGCTTTGTCTATGGCATATCCAATTGCAAAAACAATTGCAATAAAAGATGCATGCGATCATTTTGGTACAACCTTTGGGAGTGATTTAAACCGCAAAGATACTATTCAATACTCAGCGGATGCAAAATTGGCTGATGTTGCCAAAAGTAAAGAGGAGGAAAGATTAGAGAAACTAATTGAAAAGGCAAAGGATCTTTCAACGCTTGAAGGACTAAAATCACATTTAACAGAAAGCTTAAACAGTCAATACGAAATCAAATGGAACCAACTTTCAAAATAAGGTCATCAGCAACCGCCAAATTAATGGGCGTAAAAGGATTGGGCCAAACTGGTTACAGTTATTTAGAAGCATGGCTAAAAAATCATTTATACAAAAGGCGTGCTGATGTTAAATCAAAGTATTTAGACAAGGGCAATATTGCAGAAGAGGATGGTTTTACTCTAATGGCTTTGCAATTAGATTTGGGAATGGTTTATAAAAATATTGGGTTATTTCAAAATGATTACCTAATTGGAACGCCTGATTTAATTGTAAATGGAGTTGTTTATGATAATAAATGCTCCTGGTCTTTAGATACATTTCCAATGTTTGATAAGGATGTACCAAACAAAGATTATTACTGGCAGTTGCAGAGTTATATGGAACTCACAGGATGCGAGAAAGCAGTATTGGCATATACTTTAATCGATGCAGATATATCATTGATTGAGCAGGCTATAAAATGGGAATCAGACGCCAATAAAATATATCAGATAATTTGCAATATGACTTACACAAAGGATACCTTTGAAAGCTACGTAAAAGAATTTTGCCCAACTGCAACTGCAAATCATTTTGTTGAGATTCCAGATTATGACAGAATAAGGACTTTTAATATTGATAAGGATCAAAAGGCAATTGATTTAATTTATGCAAGGGTTGCAGAATCGAGAGAGTACATTAATTCATTATTAAACAAATAAAAACATGGCTGATAAAATCATACGTTTAAAATTAGACGTTTCAAAAATTGACAAAACAAAATTGTACAAAGGCGAAAAGGGTACTTATTTATCCTGTACCTTGTTACTTAATGATGCAGTTGATAATTATGGCAATAATGGCATGATAGTTCAAGAAACTACAAAAGAGGAAAGAGATGCAGGCAATAAAGGTGCAATTTTAGGCAATTGCAAAGTGGTTATTCAAAACCAACAATCTGCGCCTGCGAATATTCCCAAAGAGGATGATTTTGGATTTTAAGTTATGGAAAATAACATTGTGTACGGACATTTAAAAAGGCCCGACATTGGGCCGCCAAATCCTGCAAGGATAGCAAAAGCATTGGAGTTGGTATGTGGTAAGGGATTGAGCATTAATGATGCCAGCAGGAGATTAAGGTTATCTACTCCGAGCCTATGCGGATGGATGACAAAGTATTGGTTTTATCGCAAAATTAATGATCCTGTAACCATTCTTTTAAAATCAAAAGTATAATGCCTCCAAAGCATATTAAATTAAATGGGCAGGGAGATGTACAGGAATTAGGCGAAATTAAAACATTTAAAGCAAAGCCAAAGCCATACAAATCAGATATTATTGAGAATTATTTAAGGGCCAGAGATCGCATATTTTGGGCAGAGGGAACACCAGAGCAAAAAAAAGAAATAGAGGAACGATGGAAAAAATAAAACGTGATCCGATGGAAATGTATAATTCCAGACCAACTGCCAAAATAGTAAAGCAATCGGAGCCTAAGCAATCGGAGTGGTCGCATCAAATGGTATTCTGCAAATGGTTAAAAAATCAATATCCTGATATTCGTTTTAGATCTGATATTCAAAGCGCAAGCAAACTTAGCCCGCAAATGCAGAATATTAAATCAATTATTGATCCATTTAGAGGGTGGCCAGACATTGCAATTTATCATGCAGTTGGTAATTATTGCGGTTTGCAAATAGAATTAAAGCGGTTAGATTCTGGACTATATTTAAAGGATGGATCATTATCTAAAAACAAGCACGTTCAAGAGCAAAGCGAATTTCATAATTTTCTGCGCAAAAACAATTGGAAAGTTGAATTTGCAGAGGGTTCAGAACAAGCCAAAACAATATTTCTTAGTTATATAAATAATTTGTAATTTAGCCTTTAGAATTAAAACAATTATAAAGGGATTAAGGGACTTTTATAATTATTATTTATAATTTATGCCTGAATAATACCCTTATATTATCAGGCTTTTTTTATTTTATGGACATAACATGTCAAAAATGCGGATCTGTTAATGATTATACAGAACGCCAAGCAGGGCCTCATACGTCTGCCTATTGCAATTCTTGCGAAAGCTATATCAAGCATTTGCCAAAAGATAAACCATTTACTTTACATTTCGGAAAGTACAAGGATCGAGAATTAAACTCAATGACATCTGATGATGAGTTAAAGTATTTAATTTGGTTATCTCAGGCGCCTAAATTGAAGGCAAAATTAAAGCAGGCAATTGATGAGCATGTAAAGAGATCATAAATGGATATTTCTTTATTTAACTCATTACCTGAAAAGGGCAAGGCCCACATTTCAAGTAGCAAAATATCTATTTTAGATTTTCTAAAATCTGTTAAGTCTGGCCATTATAAAGAGCAGATTGAAAAAATTAGGACAGAGCAGGATAAAACAAAAAGGGATATTTTAAAAAAACAATTACCTGCGGTTACTATTTCGGGAATATTTACAGAACGTAAACAGGAATTATTAATTACTCATTCGGGATTTATTCAAATAGATATTGATCATTTTTCTGATAAGTCCGCATTAATTACGGACCAATATACCTACTCACTTTTTAAGTCTGCATCTGGTGGTGGTTTGGCCATTGTAGTAAAGGTAAATCCAGAGAAGCATAAAGAGTCTTTTAACTTTTTACGCAATTATTATTTTAAGGAATTTGGCATTGTGGTTGATTCTGCGCCTCAAAATGTAGCATCTTTACGATTTGTATCATATGATCCTGAATTGATTATTAATGAGAGGTCAAAATTAGCCCGTACACTGGCAGAAAAAAAGTTTGTGAGCAAATCATTGCCGATTGTAATTGATGGCGATACAGTGGCTCAAATGGTTTCTGAGTGTGTAAATTTAGGGCATAACCTTGCACCTGATTATGATTCATATTTAAAGTTAGGATTTGCCATTGCAAGCGGGTTTGATGAGAAAGGCAGAGAGTATTTCCATTCTTTATGCTCAGTATCGGAAAAATATGATAGCAGACATGCTGAAAAGCAATATACATCTTGTTTAAAAGGTAATAAAAATGGTATAACTGCGGGGACATTTTACTGGATGTTAAAACAGGTAGGCATTCATGCTCCTGAAAATCAAAAGAAAGCAGTACAGGTTGCAACATTAGGCAAGCGGTCAGGTCATACGCCAGAGGTCATTAAAAAGCAATTAACAGAGATTAATGGCATTAATGCAAGCGAGGCAAATAAATTAGTTGATGAGGTTTTTAAAAGGGATGATATTTCAATTAAAAGTACATCCGCAGATCCTGAGCAATTAATACAGGCATTAACTGAATGGATGACACAGAATCATGCAATGAAAGTAAATGCCATTACTCGAATTATTGAGGAAAATGGTATTGAGGTTAGGCGGGAACGGATCAACTCTATTTATTTAAGGGCCAGAATGTTTTTTAACACCAATAATATTACAAAGGATTTAGTTGAAAGCTATATTTTTAGCGATTTTATAAAGGAATACAATCCGATTACTGAGTACATAAACAAAAATTTACACCGTAAATCAATTGGAAATATTTCTGATTTATCTAAATGCATTAGGTCAAATACCGAAATGAAAGAAATATTTGTCCGAAAATGGGTAATTTCTTTAATTGCAGCCTATAATGGTAGTCCAGTTAGGTCCGTATTATCATTGGTTGGTGGGCAAAACTCAGGTAAAACAGAATGGTTTAGGCGGTTATTGCCCAATGATTTAAAGAAATATTATGCTGAGTCAAAATTGGATGCTGGCAAAGATGATGACATTTTAATGTGCCAGAAACTTATTGTTATGGATGATGAGATGGGCGGAAAATCAAAGCAGGATGAGAAAAGATTTAAGGAATTAACATCTAAATCAATATTTAGTTTGCGGGCGCCTTATGCACGTTCTAATGAGGATTTTAAGAGACTTGCGGTCCTATGTGGCACATCTAATGATCCAGAGATAATAAACGATCCTACTGGCAATACAAGGATTTTGCCAATTGAAGTTTTATCCATTGATCATGAATTATACAACTCAATTGATAAGGATGAGTTATTTATGGAGGCTTACAGAGCATTTAGTAATGGAGATGAGTGGCAATTAAACAAAGATGAATTGGCCCTATTAGATGGCGTTGGGCAGGACTTCCAGTCCATTGCTTATGAACGTGAATTAATCTACAAATTTTTTAAATCTGCTGATAATGGCGGGTATTATGAATGGCTAACTGCAACAGAAATTAAGGATTATGTTGAATCTAACACAAAACAAAAAATACATTCAATGAGAAAATTTGGTATGGAATTATCAAAAGTTTTTGGCAAATCTCGGTCAAAATCTGTAAATGGCGTAATTCTTAATAGGTACGAGGTCATTCGTGTAAATGGTCAAAGTTCTGATAATCAGGATGTTGGGTTCTAATCTTAATAGGTTAAGTGCTTAAATTCAAAAACATGGTTAGTTTGATCATTGCAAAAATATATTTTCAATTATAAATATTTTCAAATACTATAACTCTTTATATTTAATATTAACCTATTAAGATTTATATAAAACATAGTTTAAGTATATATCAGTACACTTTTAGGCTAATAGGATAGAATTAAAACAGTAAAGTATTAGGATTAAATAATTAATAACTATATTAGCATCTTAATTATTATATATATGAAAAAGACAGAATTAGTTTATTTTTTTAGGCAAAACGGAACAAACCATGTAAAAATTGGATTTACATCTAAACCTGATGTATCGTCTCGGTTTTCATCCTTTTGTACTTATGCTCCTTATGGTGGTAAAATTATTGGTGTTATTAAAACAGAATCTGGTATTAAAACTGAAAGGCAGATACATTCAGAATTAGCACATCGCAGACTAAAAGGAGAATTTTTTAATATATCTGAGGATGAATGCGAAAAGATAATTTATAGATATAATTCTGATGAAATGAATTGCATCGTATCAAATTTTAATATTTGGTTATCAACAAACAAAGCTAATTTGGAAAATCTTAATCAGCTATTTAAAAATTCAGTAAAGGTTAAACCAAATGAGGTAATTCATGATGATATTAATAAACTCATATTAAAGTATTTTAATACGGAAAACAGAAATACTTACATGACTGCAACCGAAATGAAAGATTATATTATTTCAAATGAAACCGATACAAAAATAAATAGTATGAAAATATTTGGCTCATGCTTAGTTGGTATTTTTGGAAAGAGTAAATCAAAAAATTATAAAGGTGTTATTAAAAACAGATACTACATTGGAATCAATATTTAACATGAACACAGACAAAGATTTGCAAAAAGCCTATCATATTTTAGATAAAATGAAGCCAGGCCAAATAATGGAATTAAATAAAATTGATAAAATAAGGAGAGATATTTTTATTCTTTGTGTTAAACAATATATTGATAGTTTTAAAACTGTTGAGTTTAATGCGGATTATAGTAAGCTAAAAAAAATTAATATATGGATAAGGGAATGACAGTAGCAGAGAAAAGCATGGCAATGAGTTACATTCTTAGCCAGCTATTAACCGAGAATTTAGAGATTGTAATTTTGGAAATTAAAGGAAAACCGGAATACGGCCAGTTAAATGATAAGCTAATGAAATTAAAAGGAGCATCAAAAAACGCCTTTAGGATATTGGAAAAAAATACAGAGCAGTTAGATGATTTAAAAAATGATATTGAGGAGATATTAGGCAGGCTATGGGATTAAATATAACAAACGAGGATAATATGCTATTAATGGCACGTTATCCTGATAATTATTTTGACTTGGCTATTGTTGATCCTCCGTATGGAATAAATATAAATGTTTCAATGGGTAGGAGAAAAGGAGACAAAAAAAGTGATTATCATAAATTTGCTGGGAATGATAGTTCAATTCCAAGTAAAGAATATTTTAATGAATTAAAAAGAGTTTCTAAAAATCAAATTATATGGGGTGGCAATTATATGACTGAATATTTAAAACCTTCTTCTTGTTGGTTATTGTGGGATAAAGGATTTTCTGAAGATGTTACTTTTGCTCAATTTGAAATGGCTTGGACTTCTTTTAATTCAAGTGCTAAAAAATATGATAAGCACCCAAGCCAATTAAACAGAATACATCCAACTCAAAAACCAGTTGCACTTTACAAATGGATTTTAGATAAATACGCTAAACAAGGAGATAAAATACTAGATACTCATTTAGGCTCTGGTAGCATTGCAATAGCTTGTCATGATTACGGCTTTGACTTAACCGCTTGTGAATTAGATAAGGAATATTTTGATAAAGCAATGCAAAGAATTAAAAATCATACTAATCAACAAAATTTATTTTTATGAAATACAAAAGACATATTCAAGCTATGGGATTAATAAATCCAAAATCTTTACATTTGTAATTGAATAATCAAAATTATTTCAATATGGGAACAAGAGGCGGAGCAAGAGCAAATGCAGGCAGAAAGCCAAAAGCGGATGAAGATGATTTGAGAAATAAATTATCAGTAATGGATGATTTAGCATTAAGTCTGTTAAATGATAAATTAGAAAATGGTTGCATGTTAGCTTTAAAACTGTTTATGGAATATAGATGGACTAAGCCAAGACAGGAGGTATCAGTTGAGGGCGGGTTAAACTTTAATGTGCCACCGCCTAATGTGTATAATACTGCTCCGCCATTGCCTCACTCTGAGAACGAGGTTGATGTTTAATTGCAGTCCAGTATTTTATGAGAATTATCAGGCCAAAGAAAAGGTTTTGATAAATCAGGGCGGGACCGCTTCGAGTAAAACGTACTCAATCATGCAATTGCTATTTTATAAAGCAGTTAATCAGGATCGGTCAATTATCACAGTTGCTGGGGAGTCATTACCTAACCTGCGCAAGGGTGCTTACAGAGATGCGGAAAGTATATTTGCCGATAATAAGTATTTACAATCTCAGTTAAAGTTTTGGAATAAGACTGAACGTATTATCTATTTTAAGAATGGATCCCTGATTGAGTTTGTTAGTTTTGAAAATGAGCAATCTGCAAAGAATGGAAAGCGTAATTACTTATTTGTAAATGAGGCAAATGGTATAAGCTACCAAATTTATTGGCAGTTAGCGATCAGGACCAAAAACCAGATTTATATTGATTATAATCCGACTAATGAATTTTGGGCGCATACTAAGCTAATCGGTCAGCCAGACACAAGGTTAATAATTTCAGATCACCGGCATAATCCATTTTTAACGGATGAGGACCATAAAAGGATTGAGGACATTAAGGAACTTGATTTGGAGTTATGGCATGTTTATGCAAGGGGTCTGACTGGTAAGATTGAGGGCGTAATCTTTAGGAATTGGGCAGTATGTGAGGCTATACCAGAAGATGCTGAGTTAATCAGTTATGGTATTGACTTTGGATTTACAAATGATCCGACTGGCATAATTGAGGTTTATAAATCAGGCGGAGAATTATGGGTTAATGAGATGTGCTATGAAACCAGACTTACAAATATGGATATTTGCCAAAAGTTAAGGGATTTTAAAGTTGGTCCAGAGCAGGAGATTATTGCAGACAGTGCGGAGCCAAAGTCAATTCAGGAGATTTATGCAGAGGGTTTTAACATTCATGGCGCAATGAAAGGGCCTGATAGTATTAAGCAAGGGATTGACATATTGAAGCGATACAAGATAAATGTTACTGCAAACAGTCATAACTTAAAAAAAGAGTTTTATTCGTACATTTGGAAAAAAGATAAAACAGGCAAATTACTAAATGAGCCGATTGATGCTTTTAATCACCTCATAGATCCGCTGAGATATGTGGCGTTAAATAAATTAGCATCTAAATTTGTACAGGAATATTCATTTGAATGGTAACTATGGGCATACTACAAAAGTTTTTTAAGGCTGATATTGAAAAGGCAGCTGAGAATCAATTACAGGCTTTGATGCCAGGATTACAGAGAGATATAAGCGCAAACCTTTACAATCAAAACGTGTTTGGATGGATAGGTAATAATCAGGTCGTAGTTGATTTTGAGGACAAGGCCAAGTTTGTAGAGCAAGGGTTCCAGAAGAATGCAGATGTTTATACCTGTATTGATATTATCAGTAAAAAGGTAGCTGAGTGCGCATACGCCTTGTATGAGATAAAAGAGGGCGTAACAAAGAAAGATTTAAAGATGTATGAGAATATGTCTATGGCCGATGGCGCATCCGCTAAGATGAGAACATTGCAGTTAAAGGAGCAGATGTTTAATCAGGTTGAAAGCAATCCAATTCTGGACTTATTAGCTAAACCAAATCCATTGCAAACTTATGAGGAGTGGATGACTGATCTGGCAGGGTTTTACCTATGTACAGGAGATGGCTATATTTTCGGTAATGGCAAGGATGAGGCAATGACTGAAAAGCAAATTTGGTCCCAGTTATATTGTTTACCGAGCCAATGGGTTGAGATTATCTCAGGCGGGATGTTTGAGCCAATTAAAGGCTATGCATTAACATCTATTTATATTGAAGAAATACCGTTACCTGCAAATCAGGTGGCACATTTTAAATCCTTTAATCCAGACTTTACCTTAACAGGTGCGCAGTTATATGGGCAATCCCCTATTAAAGCTATTTACAGAAACGTACTAAAAGAAAACGAGGGCGATAACGAGTTACTAAAGCAAATCCGTAACGGAGGCGCTATGGGCTTTATTTCGCCTGATGGGCAGGGCGCTGCATTGACTAAGGATCAAATGAATCTATTAAAGGAAAAAATAGTTGATGCAAAGCGTGGGGAATCATTAATGGATCGTATATTTCCAAGTTCAGGGCCGCTTAAATGGACACAGATTGGATTGCCATCAACTGACTTGCAATTGATTGAATCATTAAACATAGATACAAGAAAGATATTTACTGCCTTTCACGTTCCAATACAGTTTTCAGGTAGTGAATCCGCATCTACGGATAACAACATGGGTTGGGCATCTAAGCAATTAATTTACAATGCAACTGCGCCATTATCCCGCAAGATCAGGGATGCAATAAATAAATTTGTTTGTGAGCCATACGCAAAAGCATATGGAAAGAAATATTACTTTGATTTTGATTTTAGTAGCTATCCTGAGATGCAGGAGGACATGGAAAAACTAACTCAATGGTTAGCCAATTCGTATTGGATTACGCCTGATGAGAAAAGGATTGCACAGGGGTATGATAAGATAAGCACGCCAGAGATGGAGAAAGTTTATGTACCTGCTAATTTGGTTCCGATTGAGGATTTAAGTTTAGATCAAGCATATAACAATGCGACCATAAATGGCAAATAGTGTAAAATACCACAAAACCTATTTAAAGCTTCATAGTGAATATGAGGAGTATGCCTATCCTATTATAAAAAAAGCATTGGATGAGCAAATAGCTGCAATCACTAATTTCACGAATGAGGATAATTTTGATGATTTAGAGATATACATTCAATTTCTAGTAGATCAAAAACCATTATACACCGCTTTGGAGCGCATATATGGCAGGGTTGGGGTATCAGCCGCAACATTTTCATACGACTGGATTAGAAACTCGGTACCTAAAAGCAAAAAGGATTTTATAATTGACTTCTTTAATTCGGAATGGTATATTGAGATGGTTGAGTATTTTAGATTAATCGGGGGTAATAAAGTAACAGGAATTGATGAGACAACTATTGATAAAATTAAAAACGTATTGGCTAATATATTGGGCCAAAATTTAAGCCGTAGAGATCAGGCAAAGTTATTTGAGGAAACATTAAATGATCCGGCATTTAATCGTGCTAGGTCTTTAGTAATTGCTAGGACCGAGTCTACAACCGCTGCAAATCATGGGATTAATATGGGTGCTGAAAGTTCTGATTATGAGGTTGCTAAGTTTTGGATCAATACAAAAGATAAACGAACAAGGCGTACTCATTTATTAATGACAAAGGAGCCGATTGCAATTAATCAGCCTTTTATGGTTGGTGGCGTTCCAATGCTATATCCAGGAGATCCATCTGCTCCAGCTAAAGAAGTTGTGAATTGCAGATGTGTAATGGCTACGGAGGCAATAGTTGATGCGGATGGATTACCGATATTAAAGCCGAGAACTCCGCCATATTTGAAAGGATAATTAGTATTTAAAAAATTAATATATTTGTAAAGACATGAAAGGATTATTGGAATATAAAAACTTTACTGCTGAAATTAAGGACATAGATGCCAAATCAATGACTGTTACAGGTTACTGGTCAAAATTCGGCAATGTGGATTATGATGATGATATTATTGCATCAGGAGCAGCTAATAAAACAATCGCAGAACGTGGGCCAATGGGTTCCAATGAGATATTCTTTTTGAACCAACATAACTGGTCGCAACCGCATGGCAAACCAACTGTATTAGAGGCTCAAGAGAAAGGGATTTACTTTGAGTCTAAAATTGCGCCAACATCATACGGAAAGGATGCTTTGGTATTATATGCGGAGGGTATTGTAGTTCAGCATTCAATTGGTTTTTCAACTGTAAAGGCTGATTATGACCAAAAGACAGGAGTTAGAACTATTAAGGAAATAAAGTTATATGAGGGATCAAATGTCACATTAGGGGCAAATCCTGAAACACCATTTACAGGGTTTAAATCCTTAACAATGGTTGAGATTAACGATCAGATTGGTAAAATGATTAAGTTGCTAAAGGATGGCAGTTTAACGGATGAGGGTTTTGGCAGATTGGAGATTGCGTTAAAGCAATTCCAGTTAGAAGCGTTCAATTTAGGAAAAAATTCACTATCAGAAATAGAGCCGACATTAGTCACTCCAATTGAGGATGAGCCGAATATATTAACAGAATTAATAAAACATTTACAAAGATAAAAATGGAAAATTTAGAACAAAAGGCTCAAGATTTGCTAAACGCAAACAAAGCACAAACATTAGATGAGGCTAAAGCTATCATCACAAACGCAATCAGCGAAGCTACAAAGGCAGTTGATGCAAAGTTAGAGGATGCGGTTAAGTCTGCAAATGTTAGAATTGATGAGATGGATAAGGCTTTATTAGAGGCTAAGTCAGAAGCTAACAGATTCAAAATGGAAGCTAAAGCATCAACACCTGTATCATTCAATCAGGCATTTGCAAGCGCAATGGATGAGAACTCTGATAATTTAGAGAAATTCCGTAGAAAAGAGATCAAGGAATTTACAATGGAGTTAAAAACAGTTGGCGATATGTCATTGTCTAATATCACTGATCTTGCAGCTGCAAACGTTCAGATGTTGCCAGGGATTTTACCTGCTGCGCCTCGCAAGTTACACATCCGTAGCTTACTACCAACTGGAGTAATGAGTACATCTGCTATTCACTACCTACAAGAAACTGGTTCTGAAGGTTCTGTAAATTCATGGGCTGATAACTCGGGTACTAAGCCGCAGATTGATTTTGATTTAACTGAGCAGGTTGCGCCAAGTGAATTTATTGCTGGTTACCTTCGTATCACTCGTAAGGCACTTGATGATATTTCTGCAATGAGATCATATTTACAATCTCGTTTGTTAGAGTCTTACTTAGATGCTGAGGATAATCAATTACTAAATGGTAACGGAATATCTCCAAACTTAGGTGGATTGATTACTAATGCTGAGGCTTATACAGGATTTAGAACAATCCAAGTTGAAAAGTTAATTGATTCAGTTGCTCAAATTGAGGCAAACAATCACTCAGTTAATGGTATCTTAGTATCTCCTGAGCAGTTTTATGCATTATTGATGACTAAAACTACTTATAATGAGTACACTTTGCCAAAGCCTGATGCAGTAAACTACATTAATGGTCAGATCTACATCGCTGGTATTCCAGTATACAAGTCAACTGCAATGTCAGATGATAAGTATTTAGTTGGAGATTGGTCAAAAGGTGCGCAGTTATATGTACGCGAAAATCCAATTGTTAGATTCTTTGAAGAGGATGGAACAAACGTGAGAGAGAACAAGATTACAGTTCGTGTTGAGGGTAGAGTTGCATTGCCAATCTACTATACTGATGCATTTGTAACAGGATCATTGAACGCTAATCCAAGCTAAGACTATTTTGGTTAATAGGTTATAGGGTGAAAGGGCCTGTCAAGAAATTGGCAGGTCTTTTTTTTGTTGATAATGTTATAAAAATAATTATCTTTGTAATGTAGTTAGGTGGTGGAATTGGTAGACACACCTGCAATTTAGTTAATAGGTAGTAATGGCAATAACAGGAAGTTAAAACAAGTAGAGAGTAATTAACTCTATGCAAGCCAATGCAGTTTTAAAAGAATGGAAATGACCATAAAATTGAAGTGATGAGTAGCTATGATTCATGGATGTTCTATACAGGTTCGAGTCCTGTCCTAACTACTTAATTTTAAATTATGAAAAAAGTAATAAATTTCTCAGGTGGCAAAACTTCGGCCCTAATGACTATTTTATTAAAGCCAACTGAGGATGATATTGTATTATTTACCGATACAGGCAGAGAGCATCCATTAACATATAAATTTATTGATGACTTTGAAAAGTACGAAAATATTAAAGTAACTCGAATAAGTTATGAGGGTAAGTTTGATGCATTTGTAAGAAAAGAAAAGTTTTTGCCTAATCAACAAATGAGGCTATGTACTATTAATTTAAAAATAAAAACTGCTAAAAGATATTTGAGACTATTAGGTATTCAGACATTTGAAAGTTATATTGGATTTAGGGCAGATGAGGAAAGAAGAGTAAAAGGATATAAACAATATCATAAAAAAGTTATCCCTAAATTTCCTTTATATGACATGGGTATTAGTAAAGCAGATGTTACTCAGTATTGGTCAGTTAAACCTTACACATTAGATGTACCATCAATACTTGGTAACTGTGATTTATGTTTTTTAAAGGGTAAATCTGCAATTATAACTATTTTACAACATTATCCTGAATTAGCAGACAAATGGATTGCAGACGAAAAGGAAATTGGGGCTACTTATTTTAAAGATTTAAGTTATCAAAACCTTTTAGATATTTCTAAGAATCAATTAAGTTTGTTTGAATTAGATTCACAATTACCTGCTTACAGTTGCAGTTGTACTAATTAATATGTTCAAAGCAAAGTTTATTGGCCAAGAGGGTTTATACAAGCACAAAGAATATGAGATTCGTATTGGCGTAATAAACGGATGGATTCATGTCCGCAGAAAGTGCGGAGCAGGTCGGGTAAATTATCCATCAATATTAGACTTTTTAAAGGATTGGGATCAAATCAATAAAATATGAGAAAAATACTGTTGAAAATATTATTAAAAGCAGCTAATAAATTAGGTTATAATCAACTTAATTTAATTTCAGTTGGAACAACTTCAAGAATTTACAAAGGGGAAGTTGCTGGATATGGAAAAATTTGGTATGTTTTAAAAGTTTTTTATCAGGGTTCTGAGTATATGAACGCAATTTGTTTTTCATCTGGACTTGATAATGATAAAAGGTATATTATTTATTTTAATTTATTAAACCAGATAAAAAATAAATACATATTATGAGAATTTTTCATTTAGGTTTATGTGTTGGGCCTCCGCCATTCGATTCGATGCGCAAAGCATTTTTAGCAAACTCAACCGCATACATTGAATTAAGTACAGGAGAGCAGGATGTAAATCAAAAGGCTATTAATATGGCAAATACTTTTAAGCCTGACATTGTATTTATGCAGATTCAGGCGCAGAACATAATCCATATTGAAACAGTCAAAGAATTAAAGAAAACAGGCGCATTTGTTATTAATTGGAACGGAGATATTAGGGATAAAACGCCTCAATGGATGATTGATATGGCTCCTTATATTGATAGGACTTTATTCAGTAATTTAAGGGATGCGGGAAATGTTCAGAATGGCGGGTATTTAGAAATAGGTTACGATCCTGAAATTTTCAGTCCAGTAGGGGATAGTTTGCCAATGCCTGAGATTGCATTTTTCGGTAACAATTACGGATCCGCTAAATTTCCGCTATCAAGAATGAGGATACAGATGCATAACTTGTTGCATAGGCATTTTAAGGGTCGCTACGGAGTTTATGGTAATAACTGGACAAATGCATCAGGTAACTTTAATCATAGTCAGGCAGAGGAGGCAAAGGCGTACAGGGGCATAAAGATTGGGATTAACCTGAGCCATTTTGATGAGCCTAAATATTCAAGTGATCGGATTTTAAGGATTATGGGTTCTGGTGCTTTGTGTTTAGCCAGAGAGTATAAGGAGATGCCATTTGTAGATGGGGAGCATTTAAGAACTTGGCAAACATTTAGAGAGTTGATACATCTAATTGAGCATTATTTAAGGGATGAGACTGAACGTATAGAAATAGCGCATAAAGGCGAACAATTCGTAAAAGAAAATTATACATTTGATGCAATGGTTAAAAATATAATAAAGGAATATGAGCAAGTATAAAGTATTAGGATTTTCTACAATTCATTACGCGGGGGACTATTTAAAAGAGTCTTTGCTATCAGTTGTAAATCATGTTGATAAAATGGTAATTGCTTACTCAAAGTATGGAAGTCAAGGACACCAAACCAATGCACAATGCCCAGATAGTGAGGAGTATATATTTGCAATTTGCAGGGATGTATTAGGGGATAAAATGATTTGGGATCGCAAAGATAGTTATGGCGCCGAATGGGAGCATAGGAACGTAAAGCATAAATACTCTGCTGGTTATGATTTAGTATTAACAGTTGATTCAGATGAGGTTTACAAGTCTGAGGAATTGGATGCAAGTTTTGAGTTTGCATTTAGCAATGAGGAGAGATATTACGGAATTGATGGGTTTATAAACTTTTGGAGGTCTTTTAACCATGTTTGTTTAGATGGATTTAGGCCGATTCGATTAGAAAATATGCATAGGTTTAACACATTTCAAAACCTTAATTTAAAACAAACCATTTATCATTTCAGTACCTGCCAGCCAGAGGCTATTATGAGATACAAATATTTGGTTTTTGGGCATGCAAATGAGATTAAAAAGAATTGGTTAAATGATACGTTTTACGGATGGTCGTCAGATAACGAAATTAAGGACTTGCACTGTGTTTCTTATAATTTATGGAATGCAGTACCATTTGATAAAAACGAATTACCTGAGAGCCTTAAAATGCATCAAAACTTTAATAAAGATTTAGTATGACAGATTTAGAATATGCAAAAGCTGTTATAAAACAGATTAACATTTTAAATGAGTTGATAAAAGAGGCGGAGGGTAATGGATTAGATATTGTAATTTATCAATATGCAAAAATGGTTGATCACCAATTGCAGGTTAAAATTACTAAAACAACAGATTTATGAGATACGCTGCTATAATTGTAGATGACAGAATTGAGGTAGCCAACAAGGCCATTGATGAGCATGAAAAGTTTTTGCCTAAAGATTGGGAGATGATACATATTATGCCTCCGTATGAGGGCGGTATTTATTCGCTAAGATCGCCATTAAGTTATAATAATGTATTAACTAATCCATCTTTTTGGAGAGGTTGTATTTATGATAGGGTATTAATATTTCAGCATGATTCAGGGTTGTTAAAGGCAGGGATTGAGGAATTTTTAAAGTGGGATTATATTGGGGCATGGATTGAGCATATACCTGGTTGCATGAATGGAGGGTTAAGCATTAGAAATCCAAAGTTAATGTATGATATTTGCGTAAATACACCTTACAGAGGTATGCAGTTGGATGGAAATGAAGATATTTATTTTTGTAATGCGATTCGCAAATTAGGGATTGAGTTGCCAGATAGGAAAACATGTAATAAGTTTAGCGTAGAAACTGAGTTTGAATTTGGGTCATTAGGCTATCATGCAATTAACAAGTATCATAAACAGTATAAAAAAATATTAAAACAATATGAAAGCGGTAAGATTTTTATTTAATTTAATTGGTTGGTCAATATGCTTGTTGGCGTTCAGCTTTTTAGTTTTGTCAGTATTAGCATTGGTTAAGTATTTATGGTAAATTTATACACATCGTATTATCAGGATAAAGATGCTAAAAGGCAAAAGGAGTTGTTATACTGCCTTAATCAAAACATCAAAAATCCATTAATTGATAATATCTTTTTAATTGTTGAAGGTGAGGTAAAATTACCGGTATCTGAAAAGCTAGTAATTGTTAATTCTGCCAGGCCGACCTATCGTAACTTTTTTGATTTAATAAATGATACTGTTACATCGCCAAACTCAATCTCAATTAGATGTATCAATTCTCTAAATGTTTGCCAAGTTCTTAAATGCTCTCCATCTACAAATGGCATCTCCTTATACTCTCTGGCTAAACACAAAGCACCAGAACCCATTATCCTTAAAATCCTATCACTTGAATATTTAGGCTCATCAAAATGGCTCAGGTTAATACCAATCTTTATGCCTCTGTACGCCTTAGCCTCCTCTGCCTGACTATGATTAAAGTTACCTGATGCATTTGTCCAGTTATTACCATAAACTCCGTAGCGGCCCTTAAAATGCCTATGCAACAAATTATGCATCTGTATCCTCATTCTTGAGAATGGAAATTTAGCGGATCCGTAATTGTTACCGAAAAATGCAATCTCAGGCATCTGTAAACTATCCCCTACCGAACTGTAAATTTCAGGATCGTAACCTATCTCTAAATACCCGCCATTCTGAACATTACCCGCATCCCTTAAATTGCTGAATAATGTCCTATCAATATGAGGCGCCATCTCAATCATCCATTGAGGCGTTTTATCTCTAATATCTCCGTTCCAATTAATAACAAATGCGCCTGTTTTTTTTAACTCCTTGACAGTTTCAATATGGATTATGTTCTGAGCCTGAATCTGCATAAATACAATATCAGGCATGAAATCTTTAGCCATTTGGATAGCCTTTTGGTTTACATCCTGCTCTCCTGTACTGAGTTCAATATACGCGGTTGAGTTTGCTAAAAATGCTTTGCGCATCGAATCGAATGGCGGAGGCCCAACACATAAACCTAAATGAAATATTCTCATATTTTATTAATTCAACAATTCCAAAATATCTTCCCTTGTTAATTGCAAAATAAAACATTCAATGCTATTTTTTTTCTCTACATATAATTTAGGATCAAATAAATCTCCAGAATAAGCCTCAATAAAAACTCCGCTTCTTAACTTTTTAGATAAAATAAAACCACTATATCCAGTTCTTTGAAATTCGACCGTGTCGCTTGTTTCAACTCTTTTAAATCCTAAGTTAATATATTCTTGATATTCCATATTTATAAGTATTTTTCACAAGATACAATTATTTTTCACCATCTACTATTTTTTGCAATTCGCTTATAATGTAGTTTTGAGCTTGACCCCAAAACATATCGCAATCGTCACCAATATAAGGTGGCTCTACGAAATAAGCTTGTCGCATACTATCCGCTGATATGTAACGGTAGCAATTCTTTTTAAGGGGGCAATCACCGCCTTCGCATTTTGTTATATCTGGCATAGCTTTATTGATTATCAATCCACTCGCAACCTAAACAAATTAGCATTAATTTCCTATGTAACCATATTGGTTTTTTACCTAAACTAATACTTAGTCCTGTAACACCGCCTATTCTATAATATCCAGCATAAGTAAGGTTACCGTTAAATTTAAACGAATCGAAATTAGTTGTTTCTTGATTTTCCATAGTTTTATTTATTTATTTAATTCAAATATATAAATAATTATTTAAATCAAAGCATATTGACCAAGTGTACGACCTTGTACAAATCCACGCCATGCTAAAGCTAAACCACACACCGCGTCATCGTGCATCCCATCCGGAGCGGAATATCTTACACCGGTTTTGGTATAAACATATTCAAACAACGACAATTCATCCACAATAGCACCATCCGGATATTTAACCAACCCTTGCTGAATCGCTAAGACTAAACCCTCGATTAATTGCTGTTTTGAATGACTTGTAAATTTAAAGCCTTCTATCATGTAATCTTCTTTCTGCAAATCTTCAACTATCGGGTCACCAACTCCGGTTGCATCAATTACTTTCGGAACGTTTGCTAGTTGTTTAATCTTGGCTTTCGTCGTATTCCAGTCGCTTTGAAAACGCTCGTAATGACATACAACACCGGAAGCATCAAGACCGATAATGACAGTATAATCATAAGATTTAGCAAGGTCAATACCGTAAGCAATAGGCACGTTACCGGATAACGCTTGAATGTTTGCGCGTATGAAATCCATACCAAACGGATTAGCTGCGTTCTCCATCGGATTCGCAAGATATTCCTGCTCAAACACCGCCTTAGGTAGCGAAGCTTTAGCGGAATCAATTTCATTATCATTAATAAAGGGATTGTCATACGTTGTATATTTAAAGGATTCAAAATCGGTATCCCCGTTCCGGAGGTATAAACGATAAAAAAAGTCTTTACCTCTAGGAGTAGATATAAATAATGCCCTACCTTGGTAGTCCGTTAAGGTTGGTCTTATAGCGTTATTCCACGCGTCTTCTAAGCTAGGTATATATGAAGCTTCATCAATTATCACGTTGTGAAATTTAAGACCTCTTAGGTTGTCTAAACGCTCACCGGTAAAGAATCTAATCTCACCACCGGTTGCAAACTTAAAAACCAAATCAGACTTATTTGCGGTCGCTACTTCGCTAGGAATTATCTTCGCTATTTCATCAAAGAAAACTTTAGCTAGTGAATAGGTCGGAGTAATGTACGCGTTAATCTTACCTGCTAAAGCTTCCGTGATTGTGTATTGCTTACTAATCAAAGATTTGCCCCAACGTCTTCCACACATTAAAACTCGAAACCTTGCCTTGCTTCCTAAGACTTTACGCTGACCTACATGAGGTCTGGGAAGGCTAATCTGTATCGTCTGCATCTTTGTACGTTACCTCTATTTTGAATCCACCGGAAGCGTTTAAATCCATTTGCTCTTTGGGTTTACCGAATACCCTATTCCAAAGTAAATCCATCGAATACAAAGTTCCCTTTTCAATAGATTTTCTAATCGCATTAGCCACCGTTTTTTCTAAGACAGTAGAATTTTTATCTTCATATACCGATTTCAATTCGTCAAAAGTCATCGACATTAAAACCTGAATAGTGTCCGCAACCTCTGAATTTTTATAGCCTTGAGCCGTTAAAGTAGATACCCACTTTCGAGGTCTGCCATTAGGGTTTCTAACTTCGCCTTTCTTAGCTGGGATTAAATTATGATTATTAGCCATTCTCTTAATTGTTTCTAATTTTAAAGGTGTGTAATCACTCCAATAATTCCTGCTACTAAAAACGTAATCGCTAACATAAATAGCAAATATCCTAGTATCAAATTTAAATTTCTTTTCATTGACTTAAAAAATAATCGTGAACGTCTTGTAAATACTCTTTGTGTTCTTTCTTATCACCAAATGCGATATGACAATCCCTGCAAACTGCCATAAGGTTTTGAATCGTGTCCGCTTGTTTAGTTCCACCCATTCCACGACATTCTATATGGTGGATGTCTTGAGCTTGTGCGCCACATACTTCGCAACAAATAAAGTCCGAAACATCGTAGCCAAAATATGACATATATAATTTTGTATGCTTCTTCACTTGACTTTCATAATTACGTTATATTCATCACAAAGGTTTTGAAGCTTTTCATTCATTTCTAAAAATGTATTATTATTAGCTTCGATTGATACTTTGACAAAATTATCTTCTTGGACTTCTTCAACGGTTGCACTTTCAAACATCGGTACTTCAACGCCCCAATTAATTAAATCAAAGTCATTCCATTCGTTTGCAAGGTCATCGTAATTCCATGAGCCAAAACTTACATTGTCTTTTATTATAAATTCGGTTTGTTGTTCAATCGTTAAACTCGAAGCTCTAATAATAGGCACTTCTTTTAAACCTATTTCTTTACAAGCTTTTAGTCTTTGATTGCCACCTAGCAAAACCATATCATTATTAACTATGAGAGGTCTTAACATTAGCATTGTAGGAAATTCCTTAATAGACTTTACAAGCTTTCTAAACCTATCGTTTTTAATTACTCTAGGATTGTTTGGGTTTGGTTTAATTAGGTTTATATCGACCGCTTCAATCATATCTTATCTAGCAAACTATCTATCTTGTTTATAACCTTTATCTTCATTGGAATTGAATTACCTAGCAAGTCCACTTCGTCTATTTGGTTTAGGATCTCCAATAGCATAATGATAGTGTCAAGGCTTTGCATCCGTTCCTTTTCG